TTTTTTTACGCCTCATTGTGTGACCCTCCAGTCATGCTTCGTTACTCCAGTTCTTGAGACTACCTTCACGAGTTTGTGAAAGGTAGGTCTCATGAACAAGACAGATAAAATGCCAGTATTTAAGATTGCTGCTAAGCAGCTTTTAAGTGAACGCCCACTAGAGGTTGTACGATTAACCGAGTGGGAAGTGGATTTTCTTGAGTCTGTATGCAAACAGGATAGTGCGAGTGATCGCCAGGTTGAGATGATCAAACGCATTATAGTTCGTATAGCTTGGGATTCCATTAAGAAGGGATTCTGATTTTCGGTGTCAGTGGGCACCATAAGGGACAAGCGGTTCATTATGGTGCCTTCTCTTCAGCCTTGGCTGAAGAGTTCTCTTTTTTGGTAGATTGTGAAGCATCCTTCACTTTTTCTTCTGTGCTAGATTGCAATACCCCGAGTTCAATAAGTTCGTGTTTGCGTGATTCATCCTCTAAAGCGCTTAATAAGGCGGCTGGATCGTTTTTAAAGTGTTTGCGTATTTTGGCTGGCAAGGAGTCGAAAGCCTCGTGAGCGGCCTGTACGCGTTGTATAGAGCTAAGATAATCGGTAACGCCTGAGACATCGCCGTAAATTGCTGGTTTGCCGTTGCGTTGGGGTAATAAGCCTGTTTTTTCGTACCGTTCCATAAGTACGTTAATATCTGATTCCTTTTTAAAAGCTTGTTTAGCTTGTTTTTCTGGGGTTGGATTGTTTAATTTTTCTGCGATTCTGTGGTAACTGTTTCTGATTTTCATTTTATTTCCTCAATGGTTTTGCGACGCTTCCTACGGAATCGCCAATTTTTTTAAGAAAGTTCATAAAGCCACCTGTACCTGATTTATACAGTTGGTCTTCATATTCATTTTCAATTTTTTTAAGATTTGCTGCTGATTGAGCTGTAGATATTTGTGAAGGAGCAATTGTTTGAGCTATTTTCGTAGCAGCTCTTGTAGCTTCTTCATTAGCGCTGGAAGTAGCAGCGTCCTGGCGGTTTTTAGAAGTATTAGCTTCAATATTTTCGATATCTGCATCCATTTTATCCAATGTTTTTTTCGTGGTTAATACATCCAAGGCTGAGCTAGTTGCACGACCAACTGCTTGGCCTAGTTGAGTTTGATCGGGAACACCTGCGGCTGATGCTGATGAGCCTGCACCTGCTGAGCCGCCTGGGGAAGATGCTCCAGAACCACCCATTGCTGATAACATAGGATTAAGGCCAGCGGCTCGTAAGTCTGCTACCTCTCGTTGATGAGCTGTTGAAGACATTCGTTCTTGGAAAACTCGGTTTCTTTCTGCTTCGCCACCTTGAAAGTTCCTATTCTCTTGAGCTTGAGCTGCATTGAATGCATTTGCTTTGTCTGCTGCGGCATTTTGTTGCATACCTGATATTGCGCCGCCTAATAGTACATCAATAATTGAGGCAAAGCCTGCTCTGAATATGTGAAAGCCTAGTATGTAGTACATAAGCCTCCTTAGAAGTGATCGATTAAGCCAGGAACACTATACACAGGCATAGGACGAGTACAATTGTAATTGAAATAGCCATTGAGTAAGAAATCAGGTTCAGATGTAACCGCCTTGATTCGAGTCATTGGTGGATTTTCTTCAATGAATGCTTGGTTGAGTGTTGGTCGAGAACCAAATTCTTGTGCTAGATGCCATTGGTCAATAGGAGTTGCAGCTGTTGAGCGGAAAGTGCCGGTGATTTGTCCTGGTTTATAGCGATATTCTGCATAACGTTCTTGGTATCCAAAGACTGTATCATTTCCGGTACCTGCTGTGTCAAAGTAGATCTCCTGACCTAAAACAGCTTGTTCGCCCAGGTGAGAAAGAGCAGGCCAATAGTAATCGAAACGAGTCTGCCTACACCACATTTTATTAAGACCTTGTTGATAGTTGAGGTCTGCTCTCGCGGATATAAGACATATAAGAATACCATGCTCAACAAACGAATGGCTGAATCCAGCGCTTCCAGAAGTGACTCCATAACCTGCTAAGTTTCCTTGTGGGGTTGTTGCAGTTTCACCAGTCTGGGGAACTGGCGTTACATTCATGCGAATGGAAGAGGTAGAGAGAAGTTCAGCTCTCTGAAGTCTAAAGTCCGGTGATGTTACGCCAAAGTGTGCATTTAGAATTTCTGTGTAACGAGTACCGCCTCGAGCGTCTCGTTCGTAGAGTTTTTGGATTTGGAATGCTTGTCTGAGTTCGTTAATTGATGCTGCTGTTGCTGTTGATAAGTCTGCATATAAGCCTGATGCATGTAAAGCGTTTCCATCCCATGGGTCAAATGATTGTGGGGATGATGCTACTGCTGGAGAGCCCGAAAGTGCATCGACCTGAGCGTTTCCTGGTGCAGAGTTTGTTGATTCTGTAAACATGCGCCATTTGTAGGCTGAGTCTGTTCTGAACACTTCTGCTGAAGTTCCAAGAGGTAAAAGTACTGAAGGACCTTTTTGTGGGTCTGGGAGTGCTGATGTAAAGTAATCGCGTCTTTTTGCGCGTTTTAGTAATGTGTAATCTGCAATATCATCTGGTCCATTATCTGTGTTTAATGGTGGATTGTTTATTAAATTCTGATCTTTGAACCAGTCTGCGTAGATTTTATTGTACGCACGATAAGGGAGAGCGATAGGCTCCAAGCCTGAGTTGTCAGTATCACAGCCAAGAGGTAGGCCAAAGTAATCTGAGAGGGTATTTTCCGCAATTGCAGTAGTACCAAAGTCGATAGTAGGAACAAGAAAAGAAGTAGAATCATCTGGATCATCTTGGGCTCCGTTAAATCGTTCCCAGTTAGTCCATGTAAGACGGTTGGGGACAAAGAATGCAAAGAAGTCGAGTACTAGGTTGTCCATTACTGGGACTACCGGTGTGGCTAGCCTCGAGAAGAGGCTAGCCGACATTCGGAAAGTGTCTCCAGGTAGAATTTCGTCTACTAGGATTGGCACAAGGTACCCCGCGTTGAAGGTAGTTTTTATTTCGTGGGAACGATTAAATGTAGACCGTGGAATTTTTACGTCGGGAACGACGGAGAAATCATACTGTGTACGTTTACCTTTAGCGCGGTTTGCCATTATGCTGTTCCTTTTTCTAGATTGACTACATTTTTAGGTTTCTCGAAATCTCCACCATTTGCAAGAAGAATATTACATGGGTCAATTTTGCCTGTGAGATCGTCAAAGGTGCCTACTTGAATAAGGTCAAAGTCATGTGGCCATTTTGAGAACATATGTTTTCCATCTGTGCAGCAGTCGATAAAGCCTCTAAGAGCTTCTCCTGCTAGTGGAATTGTCATGGGTTGTTTGTATGATTTAGATTTGCGATCGTACACGCTATAGATTTTCATTTTCGAACTGTCCTTTCAGTCGTTTTGTTACAGCCACTGCGCGGGCTCTGTTGCGTTCCAAAAGTTCTTTTTCTGGATTGATGTGTCCATCTTTCTTTAGTTTTTCAAATTTTTCAAGGAATTTTTCCTCTTGATGCAAAGCAATTTTTGTAAAGAATTCTTCATCATTTTTTTTGAGATATCTCATGAAAGTTCTTGGTACATTCATCATTAGTCCTGTTGTTGAAGTTAAAGTTCCGTCGACGATGTCGCATTTGTATTTGTTTAACCAGCGTATGCCTATTGCTGGTCTTTTTGACATTAGTGTTCGTTCTGGTTCTATTGGCATTAGTTCTCCGTATTCATTGATTGTAGCCTCGTCTTCTCGGCCTCCATATACACCGTGTTTAATAACTTTTTTCGTAACGTAGCGCGCGACGTACGACGCTGTTTTTGCTGAGAAATGTGATACGACTGCGATGCCTGCTTTCCAGGTGCTCTCGAGTTCTTCATTATAGTAAGACATTGTTTCGTGCTGTTCTCCAGCGCCGCGCGACATATCGGAATAGCTAAGACCGAAGACACAAATATGGTAATGAGGTCTTCCTCCTTGCTCACCGTATTCGCCAACTCCATAGAAAGAAATCCTGGGAGCTTCATTTGTGTTATAGTCATAAAGGTATGGCTTCCTTTCAGCCTGAGTGAGTAGTGAGTCAAGACGACGAGCTGCTCGCTCTTTTTTTATTCCTTGTGAAAATTGTAGCTTCGCTTTTGCTTTTGGTATTGTCCTTGCCCTAAGTTTCCAGTCGTCATAGACGCGCTTACGTAAGCGCTTCATAAATGAGCTTAGATCGCTCATTTGTACACTGCCACCGATTGGTAGACATTCGTTTCTGTATGTCAGGGTAATAAAGCTATTGTGTGTATGCATTTGAGCTTCGCATTCCTGGCGTATAGTCCACTCGCGTGAGATTTCCAATCGACAGAGTATGCAATATCCACATTTTCGGTTTAATTCTTGTACTAGTGTTTTAGGCGTTTCTTGGGGCTGCCTGTGCAGCACTTTTACTTCGGCATTTTTGAGGTTCGTAACTCGCCATATTTTGACTGGTTTGTCACACATAGGGTAACAGATTCTCGCCAACATCCTGTTGTCACGAATCTTCCTTTCATTATTGTTTTACGGCCTTTTGCGTCGGGGTTTATTGTTAATTTCGCGGGTTTTATTTATTTTATTTTTATTTTTTGTTTTTATTTTTGTTTTATTTATTTTTCGCGAATTTTTATAATCTAATACCGCCGCGTGATACTGGCCGTTTGTAATTTATTTTTTTACTTCGGCTTGTTTTTTTGAAGTACTTGCGGGAGTTCCCGCGGGACATTTTTTTACGCCTCATTGTGTGACCCTCCAGTCATGCTTCGTTACTCCAGTTCTTGAGACTACCTTCACGAGTTTGTGAAAGGTAGGTCTCATGAACAAGACAGATAAAATGCCAGTATTT